GCCCAACAGACTCTTTTGAAGAGCAGCGTATCCGTTCAGTTTATCAGTACGATAAACAGCACTTGGAACCCAACATTTTACTTCTAAACGTTGGAGATTAGCGTTCCACCTTTCGGCGGTACGATAACCCAAGTATGAGATACGCCCCAGGCCAGCCATTTCCGAGGATACATAGGGCAAAGGCCCTAGTATCTGCTCACATACTTTGAACATATGTGACGATGTCTTCCAGAAACCCTTCATGTAGAAGAGGTTTGCTGTAGATACCCAGGACAAAAGCTGGTTAACCTGTTGCCTGTTCTTAGGTTGAGGCTGCCGGAGATAGGTCGGAGTGACCAATTCTCCAGCGTATGCATCAACTCCACAAGATTCTCGAAACCATCCGGTAACGAAAGTCTTACGGACATTCACCTTACAATTGTATTTTTGTAGGTAAGCAAGAACAGCTATCGCATGCGCGGATGGGACGATAATATCGTCACCATACACGTAAACGTCTCGACTAACGTCAAAAACGTTAGCGAAACTTACTGGAAGGTTGTTTTCTTTCAGCAGAGCCGCTACACATAAAGTGTAGAAATACATCGACTCTACAGGAAAACATAGAGCACTTCCCATCGATGCAAATTTGCGTAGAGGAGAAATTATTTCTCCCCCGGGCATCTCTGCACTTGTCGAACGGCAAGCTTCGATGAACTCAGATAGGTCCGAGTTGGCACGAAACATTCTCAAAGCTAGTTCTCGCGGAACGCGATCACTAGCCTCAGAGAGGTCAATCGTTGCTAATCGACCGTCACTCGACGACATCAGCGCAAGTTCCTGGTTAATACTTTGATCCCTAAAATTTAGGTGACCAGAGGTTAACCAAGATCGCTCGATTTGAGCATAAAGCTCAGTTCGAACCGCCTGTTGTGCATATTGCATGCACACAGGCTCAATAGCGATGATGCGTGGACCTTTCATAGTTTTCGGAACAGGAATAACCCTAACGGGTTGTTCTTGTTCTGGCTTAACGAAAGTAACTAAATCGACCTCCTCAGATGGAACACTGCTCATAGAATAAGCACTGTCCACAAGAGGTAAGTAAGGTTCGAGTCTTTCGTGCCACCGACGCCAACTGTATTTCTGATTTCCAGAAATACGATCGGCAGTCGCACCCGGACCATGCCTTGGAACGAGACTATCCACTCTAATTGAGTGAATAAGATTGTCCCACAGCATAGAAGAGACACGATCAAAATGATCGAGGTCTTCCATCGGGATAGAAAACGTATCAAAGGACTGCTCAATACGTATGAACTCCGCCAGAGATAATGCAACCCGTCGCGGGCTGCACTCAAATTCGACCTTTTTAAACGCAAGGCAAATCTGCCTAACGCAATTAACAAGATCAGAATTAGATCTGGCCACAATTGGATTTTCATAATCGTTAATCCTTCCAGTCTCACTG